TCATTTCAGTGTTATACCGTTCAATTTCATATCACTCAATATCTCGTGTATCTCCACCAGGTGTGCCGTATGTCCGGCTATGGTGGCCAACGTCTGGCTGTCCTGCTTCTGCGTGTTGCGGATTTCCTGCACGAACTTGTCCGTATTGGCCAGATGCGTCTGCATGTTTCGTCCTATTCCTTCAAAGGTGGATATGCTGTCCTGGCTCATGGTGGTCAGCGCACCGCTGGAGGGGCTCTGGCTGCTTCCGGAATCCGCAGATGAAGACCATCCGAAATCTTTCATTATCTGTTCCCTTTCTGCCAGCATATCGTCTACAATACTCTGATATTGATTGCGTAGCATTTCAGCTTCTTTTTCGTCAAGGCCTTTGTTTATCTCTGTTTTACCATGTGAAAAAAAACTTGCCTTAGAAGGATCATACACGATAGTGCCATCTGCCGCTTCTTTCGCCCATGAGTCATATAAGCTCTGAATTCTTTCTTTATACTTATCCGCAACCATTGAGGAGAATATGGCGTTCTGAAGGTATTTTTCGAAATTGTCTGCAAAATCCTGGTTGGTAGCATCCAAATCCGACAGCATGCTCACAAAGCTGTCACGGAATTCGTCAAAGCTTACCCCAGTAAATGCTTCTTTCTCCTGATCGGCAATTTCCTTCAACTGTTCGCTATACTTGTCTATATTCTGAATGTAGGTCACAAACTCAGAGTTGACTGCCGTCAGGACAGACACAAACTTTTCGTCCTGAAGTACCTTACCTATGACATCTTCATCCAGGTTGATTACATCGCCAAATTCACGAATATTCGTTCCTGTTAATTGTGACAGCCTTGCCCAATCCTGCGCACTCATTCCACGGTTTACCCTGTATCCAAGAGAGTGACTACCGATGCTTTTCCCGCTTCCAGAAAGAGAATGCATCAACTGCCGCTGGCGTTCAATCTGCACATCTACCAGTTTCTTCGCTTCCTCGGCTGCCTTCTGTGCTTCAACTCCGTAGTCGATGTCAATGTATTGCTGTTTCTTGGAGATAAGGGAATCCCAGATGTCAATCAGTGTCTCATACTGGTTCTTCATACTCTCATAACCTGAATAGTCCGCGCCATAGAAGATTCCGCCAAGTCCCTTTATGCCGAAAAGACCGCCAATACTATCCCACATGTGTCCTGCCAGATTCCATACATTAGACAAAATTCCGTCTGCCACTCCCATTATTCCTTTCTGACCAAGCTGGTCAAGAAGACCCAAAATCGCACCTATAATTCCCCCAATCTCATTTTCCGATTCTGAGAATACATCTATAAGAGTACCAATTGAATTTCCGAAAGAGGAAAGACTGGCTCCGGCCTCTCCAAGGTTGGAGATAGAATCAATCACGGTAGATATATTATTCTGTGCCTTTTCTGCCGACAGATTCACGTTCGACTGCGAGTTGATTACATTCTGAGTAGCCTGCGTTTTCTTTTTACGTGCAGCTTCGATTTCCACCTCTGTACCATTTACCAGCGCATCGTTGTATTCCTTCTGTGCCGCTTCCAGTTCCTTCTGTGCCGATGCCAGTTCTTTCAACTGTTCCGGCAAGTCTCCAAGTATTCCACCATGCTCAATGATATTTTCCTGTATGGAACTGATGGCTTCGTTGACAATCTTCTGCTGTTCTACTGTCATGTTTTTATATTCAGGAGACTGCTTGAACTGTTTCAACTGCAATTTTACTTTCTGCAACTCCTTCTTGGATACCTTACTCAGGTTACCGAACACGACTTCCCAGTCTATACTGTCTTTCAGTTCGCTGAAATCGAGTGCTGACAATGATTCTTTCCTTTCCTGTTCAAGGGCTTTCTTTTTATATTCATCACCTTCCGTTTCCGCAGCGGCAATCTTCCGGGCATAATCCATTGCAATGGCCAGACGCTTTTCCTGATATGTGCCGTATTGTTTATTGTAGTCTATGAAGCTCTGTGTGACCTTGTCATTGTATTCTTTATCTATCTGTAGCAACTGGTCGTTGTATAACTGCTGTACCAAAATTCGCTGTTCCTGCGATTTCTGTCTGACAGCATCATATTGGCTCTGAGGGATATTTTCACCTTGCTTTCGTGCCTTATCCATTTTAGCGATTGTATCCCGTTCCTGCTTGTCAATGTCGGCAAGTTGTTCATCATATTCCTGTCTAGCCAAAGCCTTTCGTTTAGCTATCCCTTCCACCATGATTTGCAGACGGAGTTTTTCCGTAGTCTGCTGTGCTTTTACGCGGGCATCGGCAAGCTGGGAGGCGTAGTCGGTTTTCTCTTTTTTACCGGTTCTACCGCTTCCTCCTGAAAAATCGGTTGTCAGTGCAGCCACGTCAATGCCCTGTTCTATTACTTTGTTGTGTTTCTGTAACTGGTATATCTGATTCCGGTATTCCGCTATTACTTTGTCAATTTCATCTACACGTCCGGATGCAGCACCCACCATCATCTGTGCCCCGCTATACAGGTCGGGATTCTGTTCACGATCTATAGAATTTCTCTTTTCAATCCGTTTGTCCAGTTCCTTTTGTGCGGCATCTCTTTTTACATACTCCTGTGTAATTTTCTGTTCCAGACCGATGATTTTCTCATTATTTTCATCCAGGAACTTCATAGATGCACGGGCACGTGACGCTGCCAGTATGGAAACAGTAAGACGTTCATAGGCATCTGCCGACTTACCCAGCATAATATTTTCGTCAGACATCTTGCTGAAATAATCCGGATATTCCTTTTTTAAAGCCACGATGGCTTTCTTGCGTGTTTCTGTACTTTCCGCTTCATCGGTCGCAGCATTATACAGCACACGGAGGCGGGTGATGCTGTTCTGGGCTTCCGCATTCCCTTTACTCAAGGCTTCCTGGTATCTTTCCTGCGATTCTGAGAGTGTTTCCAGTGAATCCGAAAAAGAAAGTGTCTTCTTTATCCACTGACCGATTTCCTTTCCATATACAATTCCCAATGAAATTAGAGCGATTAAGGCTGTCTGCGGGGAAAGCAATGCTTTTCCAAGCTGTTTCCATACCGGCACACCCTTTTTTCCTGATGCGGCCAGAAGTTCGTTCTGCTTGCGCACATCGGCAATGGCATCCGCCAGCATAGGAAGGTTGTTGGAAATAGCGAGGATAAACATCTGCGGTCCCATGGCAAGTGAAGGCAGCTCTCTAGCTACCTGGCTGAACTGCATCTTCAGGTTGTTTGTCTTGCGGGTTACGGCTTCGGTGTCAATGTCAATGGTCTGCGTTTTTGCGGTTTCTTCCTTCGTTTTCTGCAAGTCTTTCAGACCGGCCTTCAATCCGTTGATTTGTCCGGTCAAAGCCTGTACGTTAGCCGCTTCCTGCGTGTAGCTTTTCCCGGCTTGCTTGTTCGCTTCAAGCTGCTTGATCTGTTCGGCACGTACCTGCTTCAATGCTTCAATCAGTTTCATAGTCTGATTTTCCACATCATCCACATTCTTGCCAACGCTCTGTAGTCCGGCCTTGGTCAAGTCTTTCATGAATATTTCCAGTTCAACGGGTACTGCCATGATTCCAATTTATAATGATGAATAATCAGTCCTTTACCGCATAATTGGTAAAGAACTCCATCGGGTTCATTCCCTTTGTCGTGTTTGTGTTATCTGTCTGTTTGTGACTGTTTCTTTGTTTTTCACGTTCCTCCATTTCGCGGATTTGCTGATTAATGTCCGGTTTCTTCGGAGGAACCCAGTGAGGCATGTCTGCCATCATGAGCTGAAGTGTAACTACATTTACCTTATCCAGAATGTAGTCAATGCTCCATCCTGTTTCCGTGGCAATCTGACCTACTACGCCGAAAAGGCTATGCGAAGGTTCCGTATGTCCCTTCTTTAACTCCTCTTGTCGTTTGCGCTCTCGTTCCGGCTCGCTAAGGGCTGCATCTTGTTCAGAGCTGCTGCCGATGCGATAATAATCCCGAAAGACGTGGTAGATGTACTGTTCAGCACCTGTCTCCAGGCGGCTGCAAGTTCGTCGGGTGTCATCAGTTCACGTAGAATCCAGGCCACCATGCGGTTCAGCACTCTTCCCAGTACAGGCCCTCTCACGATTCCGTATGCTACAATGCGGCTGATGTCATTCCCATGCAGGAAGACAAACCGGATACGCTGGTCCAGGTCGTATGCATCATATTCTTCCGGAGTCACCCCGATTCGGAGGTAACGCTTGCTGATTCGTATCAGGCTGCGTGTGGTAGGTGTCTTCATCGTAATGCGGAACGGACGTTTCCGAAGTACCGTATGAAGCGGCAGGCTGATTCCCCCGTCACTGAGGGAGATGCCTGCCAGCAGTTCAATATCCTGCGCCTTCATTACTCTTCTGCATCAGCGGTTGCGTCAGATGTGTCAGGAACCACACCCGGTGGATAGATTCTCCAGCGTCTTTCTTTCCCGTCGGCTGGTTTCAGCATATCTACCCTGATTCCAAACGCGAATACATTCTGCATGTTCAGACCGTTCTGCCATCCGTTACGGCTCAGTCGGGCGTTGAATACACGGAAGCTGTGTCCGGAATGCGTCTTGATGGTCAGCACGCCTGTTGCCACGAAGTTGGCAGGAGGAGTATAAGAGCCGTCAGTTTCTGCCGTTCCTCCAAAGATGTCTGCCAGGTTCTGCGCTTTGAGCTGAATCAGATTCATGGTGAAGGCATCCGATCCCGGGTTCTGCAAGATAGAATCTACCGGTCCGTCGGTAACCTGAGCGGCATACACATCCGTAAATGATGGTGCGTTTCCCGCAGGCTGCATCCCGTTTTCATCCAGCCAACCGATTGTTTTATCCGTTCCTTCGGAAGCTTTGAATTTCACCTCGGCGGTTCCATAGATAATTCCGTTGCTTGTATCTGCCATAATATTTATAGAGTTTGATTTTTGTTTAAATACTTTTTAATCAGTTCCCAAATAAGAAAAAGTAACAGCACCGCAATAATTGTCCCTACAATCCACTGTTGTAAGCCGGGCCGTCTTTCTTTCACCTCATTGCTGGTGGTTTCATCGCGTATCCGGTGCTCCGTTTCAGTATGCTTGACGGTAACTTGTCTTCCTGTGCTGTCGGCTGTAGCCGTGACGTTCACGCCACCTTCTCCGTCCGATTGTATGTCAATATTCAGACCGTCATTCCGATAGCTCAGCCCGAATCCGGCAGGAAGCTTACTCAGGTTCAGCCACTGCTCCGCACTCACCTGGAAGGTCGCCGTCCTCTTCGGGACCGGCTCGTAAGTTGTTTGCTCGGTTACGCTCGTTCGGAGGCTGTCCGAGCGGACGGTTTCCGAGCTGGCCTTTCTGCTGCTGGCGCATCCAGATGATAGCAGGACAGCGGTCAGCATACCTGCAAGTATGTAGTTTGCGTAAAGCCGTTTCATGATTGATATTCCGTTCGTTTTGTTTTCGTAGTTGTTTGCTTAATTCCAATACCGTGGCACTGAGGTCGTCATATAAAGCCTTGTAAGTGCCCTCGGTTTCTTTCACCGCTCGGACCTGGTATACTTTTCTGTCACGCCACCAGGCAATGGCAGTTACCAGCCAGCCGGCAGGAGCCAGCCAATCCATGAGTGGCTGTAACAGGGTCCAGTCCATAATGCTCTACTCTTTTTTAAACAGTGCTCCGATAGCCTTAATCACATCATAGAATCCGCATCCGCTGAGTCCGGCCGCCAGTCCGTAAATCAGCACCTGCCACCAGATATAGCCTGTAAGTAACGGAGTGAGTTGCAAAAGCCATGCAATAATACATACTACCATTCCCACACCGCATGAAATCAAAATTTTGGCCAGCTTGCTTGCGGAAATAGCCGGAACAACCTTCAGAATCTGTGTAACAATCATAGATACAAGACCTACGATTCCCGTAAAGCTTCCCAGGTCGATAAGGAACGATGTTTCAGGTTCTGCAGCCGGAAGTACGGTCTGCGCAAATGAAGCCAGTGTTGTAATCAGACACAGGCAGAAAAATAAGATAATCCGTTTCATTTTGTCGTGCTTTAAAGTTTTAAAATCTGTTTTCTGTTGTTTCCGTCGCGCTTGTAAGACACATGCACCCACGAAAAATTCTTTTCGTCAATCAGCTGGTCAAAAGGCAGATTCTCACGGATGTACTCAAAGAGCTTGCGGTTCTCTTCCTTGCTTCCTGCTGTAATGTCGGCAGCTTCTCCTTTCAGATGCTGGCTGCTTGCCGCACCTCCTACCAGCCGGTTCAGTTGCGGACAACGGTACCCTGAATTGACGGTAACAGGTTTTCCGTACCATTCACGAAGAGGGTCAAGCAAATTGTCGGCAAGGGCTTTCAGATTACCCGCCTCCTGAAGAGGCGGTGTATTCTTGATTCCATGAGCGTCGGCGGTGGTACTGGCACAAAGTTCACCTAAAGTAAAGTGCTTCATGATTCATTCCTCCTTATGCTCCAGCATTAGAAATTTGTACATACTTCTTTCCGGTCCACATCAGTACAGTACTATCGTTTGCGGCACATTCCACACCGCCTATCGTCTGTTTGTTTGATGCGTGTTCGTTGTTCACAATCAGCAAGGAGCCAGGCTGTACCTGTGTGTTTACAGTATAAGTACCTGCAGAAGCAGCACTGTTGAACGTCATTACCTGCGGATTGGTATCATGCGTAATGTGTGAACTGTCGGTTGGCTTACGGTTTACTGCAATCGGAAAAGGAACAAGCTGGCAGCGTTCGCCTTCTTCCGTATAAGGGGCGGTAAAGTCATATGTACGCCTTGATTTACTATTCAGATAACTCATAGTTTTATCGCTTTTTTAAGATTTGTTACTCATGTTTTTTAGTTACGATGGCCCCCAGATATTTTCCGGTAGTGGGCAGTGCCAGTCCGCGCATGTTAAAGCCGATAACGTCACCACGGTATTCCGGATCATTAAGGCGGTAGTACATGTCGAAATTGCTCTTTGCAGCTCCTACCGCTTCCTTATAGAAGAAGGTTGAGGCAATAGCGTCCGAACTGTTTACAGGAGCTCCGTATGCTACACGTTGTCCGGTATCCCCATTGTAACGTGGAGTCATTGAGGTGATATATACCTTGAAATTAAACATTGAGCTGCCATTGAAGAAGCTTTTGTACATTTCCAGGTCCTGCTTGCGAAGGTCGGCTGCATGCCACGGATGAAGAAGGAGGATTCGTCCTTCTGTAGGCATATCCATCAGGTTGCATTGGGTATCCAGTTTCAGCAATTCTTCATAAGTAAAGGCATAGTACGTGTTGTTGATGACGCTCTTGTTTCCTGTGCTGACCACATTTACCGGAGTGGTTTCCGTATTTTTTGCCGGCGACCAGTTATATCCGGCCATTTTCGCATACTTAGTCTGCAAAGACACACGGTGTCCGCGGATAACGCTTTCGCGCTTGCCTGCTGATTCTTCCACTTCGATTGCGTTGATGTGTACGGTATTTTCCGTATCAAAACGCTTCATCTCCAGTCTGTGCGGAATATCTTCACGCATTACAATAGGAATAGGCCATACTTCATTGTTCTCAATTACTTCCGGATTTACACCCGCTTCCTGAAGGTTCAGGAAACCGTTGTCGGTCCATGCATCGAGATTTCTACCTTCTGCAACAAATGAGGTATCCGGAATAAACTGCTCCTCGATTCCGGGAAGCCAGATTTCTTTGTTCAGTCCTGCCATGTTTTGTCTGTTTTAAATGGTTTGTAAAAACGGTTTAAGCTGGTTCATGCCCGTAGGCTTCACGGAACTTCTGACGGTAAAGTTCCTTATCCTGCTTCAGTTCTTTCAGGCGGTCGGCTTTCAGAATATCCTGGAAAGTCATGTCACGCAGGGTTATTGCACCTGACTTTCCTTCAGGAATAACCTGTGTGGCTACTGTCTGACGTCTGGCAATGGAAGACAGACGTACGGAAGCATTTTCAAAATCATTCTCCAGATCTTTCAGCCATGCGTCACGTCCGGAAGCGTCGATACGTCCGTCCTTTACGGCAGCATCCACCAGAGCGACAGCCTGTGTCTTTCTAGCTTCACGTTCCTTTTGTTCATAGGTGTCCAGTTTTACCTGTAAATTCTTGTTTTCTGTTTTCAGTCCGGCTATTTCCGACTGATACTGGTCGCGCAATGCAATGAGTTTGCGCACTTCTTCGGCGATTGCCTGCTCGCTGGCCGAATCGGACAGACGCAGCATCTGTGTAATTACACTCATATTGTTTCCTTTTTTAGGGTTGATATTCGCATCGTTTATATTGTCAGTCAGACGGATTACGGTATTCCGGTCCGACAGGTCAATCCGTTTTCCTGTTATACGGTCGTACATGGCCAAAGCATTGTGATTCGCTCCAATCGGACAGATTGATATTTCACGGAGTGTCCAGCGTGTAATGGTAGGTCCGGTCTGTCCGTCCAGTTTCATCAGTTCGTCATCCGTAGCCTCTTCCGGAGGCCATGCTCCTACAGATGCCATACGAAGAAATCCACGCTCTACTTTACCGGCTATCTCAGCGGCTTTTGGGTCGTCTGTATCAAATACGATTTCCGCCACTATGGTCCCGCTTTCCTTATATACCTTGTCGGCACGGCCTATTGGCGTTTCCCAGTCATTATGGTTATACAGTATGACGGGATTTTTCTCAAATTCCGTCAGGTTGGCTCCATCTGTCAGCATACGGAAACCGTAGGTGTTGACCGATTCGTCGTGTACTGTAAATTTGTATGATTTGTTCATTGTGCTCATGCTTGTTTATCGCAAAATTCGGGTGAAAAATTGAATCAGACAAATCAGGTTGCAAACATTACATTCTGTAATGCAACGAGTTACATAAATATGGAAAGCATTACAAGCCGATTGGTACAATTCATTGGAACTGTCTACCTTTGTTTTAAAAATAACACGAACGGACATGACAAACAACCTTACAAACCAACAGAAAAAAGACTGGGCAAAGTTGCTGTTCATTCAGGAAGGCATGACTTTTCAGGATATTGCGCAGAAAGTGGGCGTAAGCCGTATAACCGTAGGAAGATGGGCCGAAAAGGAGAACTGGGAGATGTTGCGTGCGGCTGTCACCTCCACCCGTGAGGAACAGATACGCCATCTGTATATGCAGATAGCCCAGATAAACAAGGCTATCAGCGAATCGGACACCAAATATGCCACACCTGCCCAGGCAGATACTATCAACAAACTGTCTGCCGCCATCGCCAAAATGGAGGGCGACTTCGGCATCGCAGACATTATCGGAGTAAGCAAGAAGTTCCTGACCTGGCTGCGTGCCCGGAATCCTGAAAAGGCGATTGATATTTCATCCGAGTTTGACGAATTCATTAAAACACAACTGAAATGATATGGCAAGACAGAAACTGACCGGAAAAAACAAACAGCTTGTAGAAGACTGGGAAGAATTCCTGCGACAGGTGCGTACACTGACTGCGGTGGACTTTACCATGAGCGATGCAGAGAAGTCCCGAAAATTGAAAGAGCTGGAGGCCGATCCGATAGCATGGATGAAGTTCTTCTTCTATAAGTTTGCCAAATATGAGTTTGCCGGCTTCCAGAAGAAGGCAATTCGTCGTATCATAAACCATTCCGATGGTAACTGGTACGAAGTACTTTCGTGGGCGCGTGAGCTGGCAAAAAGTACCATTGTAATGATGATTGTGCTATACCTTGTGGTTGTGAAGAAGAACAAGCGGGTAATAATCCTTGCTTCTGCGACCAGCGATGCGGCTATCAAGCTGCTCAACGTGTACCGTGCCCAGTTCGAGGCTAACGAACGACTGCGATACTTCTATGGTGACATGAGAGGGACAAAATGGACGGAAGATTATTTTATCCTTTCAAACCGGGCTTCGTTCATGGCCATGGGCTGGGGACAATCTCCGCGTGGTGTGAAACTGGACGAAGTGCGACCTGACCTGCTGCTTATGGACGACTACGATACCGACGAGGAATGCCGGAACATCGAAGTGCTGAACAACAAGTGGAGATGGTTCGAGAACGCCCTGTTCTTCACCCGCTCCATCAGCGAGGCATTGCTGACCATCTGGACGGGAAACATCATCGCCAAGGATTGTTGCGTGGTACGTGCGGGAAACAAGGCCCGTGAACTGGCTGACCGTGAAAAGCCGCTGGGACATTGGGACATCATCAACCTGCGTATGGTAGACATCAACCATCCTGACCCGCAGGAAGACTATCGGAGCGGGAAATCGGTATGGCCAGAAAAGAATAGTGAAGAAGCCGTCGATGAAGTGCTGGCTCAGGTCAGCCTGGCAGCCGGCCAGAAGGAATGTTTCAATAACCCTGTCATTGAAGGACATTATTTCGATGAAATAAAATGGGGGGAATGTCCGCCTGTACAGAAGTTGAAATACATTGTCAGCTACGGCGACCCGGCAAACAGCAACAAGGTTAGCAGGAAATCCGCACAAAACTCCTTCAAGGCAAACATTCTGTGCGGACTGTATGAAGGTACGCTGTATGTGTACACCTGTTTCCTTCAGCATGTCACCAACGATGAATTTGTGAACTGGTACTACTATCTGCAAGACTATGTGAAGGAGCGTGCCCAGCTGCGTTGCTTCATCGAAAACAACACCCTTCAGGACCCGTTTTACGAGCAGGTATTCAAACCAATTTTCCTGAACAAGGGAAAAGAACGTGGATTCTACATCAATATCAGTCCGGACGCACGGAAGAAACCGGAGAAGTTTGCCCGCATCGAAGGAAACCTGGAACCGTTGCACCGTGCCGGAAGACTGGTCTTTAACATTAAAGAGAAAGACAATCCTCACATGTTGCGGCTTCAGGAACAGTTCAATCTGTTTGATGACGGACTCCCGTCACCGGCTGACGGCCCCGATGCCGTGGAAGGAGGATACTACATGTGCCAGCAGCTTTCAGCCAGGATTGAAACGGGAAGTATCTGGTACGGGAAAAGACATACAAACAAAAAAAGATTCTAAGATTATGGCATACCTGACAACAGAAGATATGTACACACATATCTACCAGGAAAACATTGAAACTATAAGTCACGGCGATGAGGCGATTATGCTTTCTGCCATTGATGCCGCCATAGAGGAAGCATCCGGTTATCTTACCAAGTACGATACACAAGCCATCTTTTCGGCCACAGGCAGCGCACGAAACGCCATCCTGCTGCTGTTCGTAAAAGATATTGCGGCATGGCACTTCGTCAACCTCTGCAATGCCGGTGTCGACCTGGAACTGCGTGAGAAACGGTACAACCGGGCTATCGAATGGCTGGAGAACAACCAGAATCGTAATAACCCTAATCTTCCTGCCAAACCGGACAGTACGGACTGCGGACATGCTCCGGGATGCAGTTGCCAGATGGATTACGGAAGTAACAGAAAGCGGGACAATCATTTTTAAACGATACGATTATGGCAAAGAAAAATAAAAAGAATTATAGGGGAAAGGCTGCCATGCCCGACCCGACAACAGTAAGCAAGGCACTGCCCACCCCTATTTACAGCACTCTTGTACTTACGCCTCCCAGACGGGAAATAAATGACATAGGAAACTGGAAATCAGCTCTACGTGCAGCCGATATAGGTATCCGTTTTCCATTGTATGATCTGTACTCCAGTATCCTGCTTGACGGTTCCGTAACGGATGCCATCAATAAGCGTATAGAGGCAATTACTGATGCCGATATTAATTTTATCACGAAAGACGGAAAGCAGTCAGACGTGATGGAAAACCTTATCAATTCGCTGGAGTTCGAGCGGATGCTGGAAAGCATCATGTGGAGCCGCTTTTGGGGGATATCCGTGGATGAATTTACATTCACTCCGGAATTTGACTTCAACTCAATCCCGCGAAAACATATCCGCCCCAAAGAAAAGGTCATCGTACGCCAACAGGGAGACAATGACGGAATCAGCTATGCCGGTGACGATATGATTATCCAGTGGGGACGAGATGATGATTTGGGGCTTTTGCTGAAAGTCGCTCCATACGTTATATATAAGCGGGGCGGTTTTGGCGATTGGGCACAATTTGTTGAACTGTTCGGTATGCCCATCCGTATCGGAAAATATAACTCTCTGGACGATACGAGCCGCAGGATGTTGATTGAGGCATTCGAGACAGCCGGTTCCGCACCTTATATGGTAGTTCCGAAAGAAAGTGAGATAGAAACCACCCTGATGAGCGGAACGACCAACGGAGCCCTTTACGATGATTTCCGGAAGGCGTGCAACGAAGAAATACTGATTACGATTCTGGGGCAGACCATGACCACACAGAGCGGTTCATCACTCAGCCAAAGCCAGGTGCATCTGGCTGTTCAGGAAAAAAAGCACCGCAGCGACCGGCGTTTTGTTATCCGCATGCTGAACAAGTTTTTTGTGCCGTTACTGGAGAAACGCGGATATCCGGTACGTGATGGAAAGTTCTCTTTTGTAGACAAGAAAGACGAACTTTCCGTGACAGACCTGAAAACACTGAGCGAAATACTTCCCATTCCCCGCTCGTGGGCATACGAGAAGTTTGGTATACCGGAACCGAAGAACGATGAGGACATTCTGCAAAGCCTGCATCCGGTGGAATCCGTACAGCAGCCTTTTGTCAACGGAAGCAAGAAGCCTCGTACGGACGAGGTTCAGGAGCCGAAGAAAGATCCGGGAAAAGACAACGAGCCGCCTGTACGCAATACGGACAAACAAAGTCTTTGGGAATGGATAAAAGGTTTTTTCGCAGAAGCCCCGACGGGAGCCGGGGCTGGCACAATCCGCATGAAGGATGATTCGGATCTTGATGGAAAGATAGCCGATGAAGTGTGGAACGGTGAGGAACTGTTCTCACCTGATCTGTTCAGGTTCTTTTCCGGAGAGTTTTTAAATGCAATTGAAACATCATTTAAATCAGACGTAAGAAACATTGATACAGGCTTTGCCTACAATGCTCCCGATGATGTATTCCGTACTGCCATGGAAACCAACCTCTACCACTTCAGTGCAGCCAAGACGCTTGCGGAAATCCAGGAACTTAATCGTCTGTTCCGGGAAAGCGGAAGTTACCCTGAATTTATGGAAAAGGCACAGCAGGTGACAAAAGCGTTTAACCGGACGTGGCAGCAAACCGAATACGATACTGCCGTACTGACGGCAGAAGCCACTTCGCAGTACCGCAGACTGGTACAGAACAGGACTGTCTTCCCTTACTGGCAATACCTCACCGTAGCCGATGGCCGTGTACGTGAGGAACATAAAAAACTGCACGGAGTGATTCTTCCGGCTAATGACGAACTTTGGAACAAGATATATCCTCCAAACGGATGGAACTGCCGATGCCGTGTACGAGGACTTATGACATTTCAGGTAGAAGGTGAGGATTGGGCTACTATGCGCCAGAGGGTATTGGACTTTCTGGCTACCAAAGAATGGAAGATGCAGGAAGCCCAAGGATGGGGAGTAAACCGTTGTGACACCGCACAGATATTCACTGCCGACCAGATGTACATCCGTAAGTTTCCGGAACAGGCCGCATCCTACTTGAAAAAGATGACTGCCGAACGTTGGAAACAGCCTACCGTACAACAGATGAAGGAAAGTGCGCAGACTGATATGCCGCCACGTGTGGAACAGGATGAAAAGCAGCTATGGGAGGAAAAGGCTGTGGACGGAGTGATTTCGCTGACCGATTATGACGGACGGAAGGTAGTCATACACGAAAAACAGTTTTTCAGTCATACTTCCGCAAAAGGAAGAGATAACCGCATCGCACTGTGGAATGCCATGCTCGATACGCTGATGGATCCTGACGAAGTATGGTTGAACAACGAGATAGAAAAGAATTCGCTCGAAAAGGCAGAACAGCTTGACACCTACTGTCTGCTGAAATTCTATCGCGATGAGGTGATGGCCGTAAACTACAAGATTGAGGGTGAAGCACTGGTCCTGAAAACATGGTACGTCATGCAGACCAATTTGAAAGGAAAGACCGTAGCGTATATGAAAAAGAACATCTGGGACAAACGCAGGTGGGGTCTGCTCATAAAAAAACGCTGAAGTATGTCCTTGCGTCCGTCCGCGCCGTAAAGGAGAACTATCACGTAGTTCTCCGCCCGCCCGGATTGGATAACCGGTGTCATACCTCAACTTGAATTTCTCTGACCGAACCTTGCGTCTTTCCATTTCTTGCGGCTGCCCCCCGCCAAACCAAGGTAGGGCCCCATCTAGTCCGCTTGTCAGAACATTACAAAGATAATGTTTTTAATTATTAATTGAAAAACAAATGAATACAAACAATGAATTTGCAAGAAAAATAGCCCAGGCAATGAGTGCGCTCCCCCAGCTGATAGCGGAAGAAGCCAAGGAATATTCCAGGACCAGATTCTCCGAGAAGTCTTTCGATGGTAGGTCATGGCCGGCACTGAGTCCGAAATACAAGCCGAAGAAAGGAACCATGCTGGTACGCAGCGGAAAACTGCAAGGCAGCGTGCGTGTGTCAAGGGTAACCCCCAAAAAGGTAGTCATTGCCGCCGGAAACAGCAAGGTCCCCTACGCACAGGTTCACAACGAAGGTTTTACCGGAAGCGTAGTGGTAAAGGCTCACACACGTAAGCTGAAAAGACAAGGAAAGAAAAAGAAAAGAACTGTCGAGGTGAAAAGCCATACACGGAAAATGAATATTCCCCAAAGACAGTTCATGGGCAACTGTACCGAACTGGAACGTAAATTAAAGACAGTAAGCGAACAACTTTTTAAATCCATATTGAAATGAAGAAAGAATACCTGAGCGATTTACTCGAACTGCTGGAAACGGAAGTGCCTGAACTCCGTTGGATTGATGCTGACGAAGGTCAGCTGGATTATTACACCGATGAACGCCCGCCGGTGGCATGGCCCTGTTGTCTGGTAGAACTTTCCATGCCCGACACACGTGACTTGTCTTCCATGGGAACAGTTCCCCAGCGATGTACCCTGCGAACTGTGCTTACCATTGCCTTTAATGATTGTGCAAGCCTGAACACCCACACTCCGGGATCCGTACGTGAAACGGCTCTGAAACGTTTTGACCTGCTGGAAAAAATAAAGCAGTCCATACATGGGCGGTGGTTTGACCATTTCCAGCAACCATACATGCGACGTAGCTGTGTACCTCAGAAAAGGGAGGACGGACTGAAAGTATATGAAATGGTATTTGAAGCGGCTGTAATCGAATAGTCAGAATTTCCATGTAGGAAACATCTTCTGAAGCTGGCGTGCCGTCACCTTACGGCGGCAAAGGTCCGTATAGAAATCCGCATTTTCCATCAGCGCGTTCTGAATGGTTCTCTCGTCCACAAAGAACTCATGTTCCGCCAGTATCACTGTCACATCGTCAGGCCGGCGGCGCATGATTTCTTCCCAGTAGTATTTGCGCGCCACCATCGCACGGTTACGTAGCGTCAGACGCTCCTTCCTGTCTGATGCCATTCGCTTGAGAGGAAGAGTTATCTTCCGTGCTATATTTGAAAGCGAAATCGTATTTTCCGGGAACAAATCAAGCTGAGAGTTCATCATAATGTTTTCCGCAAAAATACGAAAAAACGCACACAAATCAGCATATTCATGCATCTTTTCACACTGTGTTACGACTTGCTCAACGCATCCTCATTTTCCTGCCGTAGTTTTACCTTTGTCAATTGATAATTGACAGAAATCCCCGGCATCCGGTTTCGGTGTCGGGGATTTTTTGTTAGTCTTCAATGTAGAAATCATATTCCAGCAACTCTTTCATGTACCGGTCACGCTCTGCTTTAGATTTAAAATCACTTCTAATTGTTACCCATGAGTCAGGATTATCCAAATTTTTTGCCTTGATAATTGGTTTCCCATTTCTTTCTCCGGCTCTTATTATCCAAAAACCTGAATCACATACTTTTTTTTGGTCTCTTGCGTTCACAATCAATCTTCTTTTAAATAAACAAATTCTCCTGCCAATAACAGCACCGGCTCACCGACACCCATCACCCATTCACCACGCTTGTTATTTTGACCTATTGGCGGTGGAACTATGTCATGCTTGCTGCCTGGAGTAATATTCGCAAACTGATCGCCAAAAGCCTTACAGTCTGTAACCATAATGCGCTTGAATGTGTTTGTCTGCTTTGGGCTACACTTCTGCATCTTCTTAACATCAGATTCTTTGATAGAAATTGTACCTAATCTGTAAGACTTTCCTGTGATACCGCATTTTCTACATTTATACACATCGTACATTTTCTTAACTCCTTGAGTTGTCAGATTTTGTTTTTCCCAATCGTGACCTCCAGTATGAATATCGAATGTTTGCATATATCAATAAACTTTAGTGTAATTCTTTAAATCTTCAGAATATAATGAGATGATAACTCCTTTAAGTTCTCCATCTTTATTATACTTCTTTACTTCAACTCTTGGATTACCCAAATAACTGAAGAACTTCTGTTGATACCTGTCTAATACCTTGTATTTTACTGAATTTTTCGCTATTACGTCTCCAACACGAACAGGATTGTCGCTACTGTCTTTAAGATATTTGTCCAGATATTCGTCTTTCAGTTTATCAATCTTTTTCTGAAAAGGTTCTATCATTTTTCTACGCTCTTCTAATAGACGATTTATTTCAATGGATATATCCCTTGTCGAATCGTCTCTTAATTTGATAAGTTCATCAACCTTTTCAGTTAGTATTTCTGCGTCTTTTCTTCTTTCCATCATAAATCAATAATCTCAATTTTCAGACTTGTTTTTAAATCACACATCATGTCGATTGTGTCGTTGTTTTCCACATCGAAGCAGATGCCCAGGTATTCCGGGTTCTGCTTCGAACGCTGCACCTTCAGGTCGCATGGGCGGCTGTGCTTGATCCAAACAAACATAAACTGATTGATTGCGCTGTAATGGACTTTGGCTGCCACCCTGCGAGGCTTGAACAGATTAAGGTTCTGGTTCTGCATAAGGTTCAATCTGCTTGATTACTGTTCCGCTGAGCCAGATGCGTCCGCTGCCCTGGCATTGCGGACACACTTTCTGCTGGGGATATTCCCTGCGCACATCTTTCTCTGCATACACGGTCACTGTGCCGGTTCCTCCGCACTGGCGGCAGAGGCATACGCGGCGATGGATATAAGTCTTTTCTGTTTTCATCTTCTGTCTGCATCATTAAATTCAGGTTTCACATCGGGGTCTGCTTCGTATGGATACACGTCCATGATGGCGGTTTCGGCTACGGAAGCTATCACGTAATCGGCCAGAGTGTCTTTCATCCCTTCGTCCAGTTTCTTGATGGCGTCGCGAAGGTCGGAAGCTTGCACCAGTACGTTGAATGCAGTACGCTTTTCTGCTCCGGTCTTTTCGTCGAGTGTAATAAACCAGAGCTTACATTTGAACCAGCGGTCGGCAGACTCTTCTTCACTTGGAAACAATTCATTGTAATTAGCTTTTGCAACTCCAGACACCTCGAACTCACCACTGATAAAAGGTGTCATCTCTTCGATAATACGGCTTTCGGCTTCGGTGAAGCTGAGCGCGTCTACCAGATAGGGTTCTGTTACCTTTTTGTTCATTCCGTTTTCCATTGTCTTTTCGTAACGGATTTTGCATGTAAACCAGTTGTGCATCATAATTCTTCTGTTTTTGTTGATTGTTTAAATATTACGTTAGTGTGGTCTCTTCTTGAATCGTCCATACATTCAAGTCCGTTCCAGTAGCAGCTTATTCCATGCTCAAAAAAATAGCATCCGCTGCAAGGATTTTCCGGACCTTCCACTTCGGCTACTTCGAGAGCATGTCCGTGCCAGGTGAACGTTTCTCCTAATTCGTGCTCCATGATTCTTTGATTTTATGTACGAGTTCATCCCATCCTTTCCGTGCCATGCGTGGTTCCATCCAGCACAGCCAGCCAAGTATATCGAGCATTCTTCCTGCAAGTTTCAGGATGAATCCCATTATAATCAGCGGCCCGATGATGATGGAAAATGCGGTGAACAGGATAATTTGTGTGCGATTGTTCATTATTCCAGGTAATAGGTGATTACGATTATGTTGTTACGAAGTACTACGACTCTCATCCCATCCCCACCATCTACGATGTAAACGAATGTAGATGTGCTGTTCATTATCAGTTTATCTTTCCTTAGCGAGAGTATCTTTCCAATGATTATTTGTTTCAGACGGTCGTAGTCGTAGAATCCAACCTCATGAATGGGTCTTACATATATCCTTTTCAGGTATTCGTGTAGCTTGATCATCCAGCGCGGCCATTTGTCGCGCCGGATGGGTGAATTAAAGGTGAGTTCTGCCATATTTATTTTTCTTCCATCCGTTAAGTTTATAAACCATATCCTTCGCTTCCTCCGGTGAATGACACTCCGCTATGGGAGTACCTTCACATGTGGACTGGGTGTATTCATTGCGATACACAATCCAAAGAGGACCACGGCGTTCATACGTGTATTTAGGCCGTCTGGACCGCATCGCTTTCCTTTTTGGGTTCTACGTAGAAAGATTCATCCTGCACCACCTCTACGCCGATGTTGGCAAACTGTTCTGCAACTTCCGGTACGTCACGGTCGGCAAGCAGCTTGTCTTTTGCAAGTTCCTCCGTGGTGCGGATATAATCAGGAAGAAACTCTTTGCAAAGGTTTGTTACGGCTGCCCAGGTGAAACCTTTCCGATTCTTCAGTTTCGGGTTACCTGTGCGGAATCCGATGATACCGTGTGCCGATTCCAGACTTTTCTTTTTGCTGAACAGCGTATCCTTGTTTTCGGTGGCATAAGTCTGCATGACCTCAAAGGTGCGGTCTTTCGTTTCGTTCAGCTCGGCCAACTGGTCGGCGTACTTCTCACGGATCTTTGTCATTTCCTGGTCCATCTTTGCTGTGAGTGACTGGGCCTTTGCGTCGGCCATTGCAAACTCGGCAAATGCCTGTTCGTACTGTTCGCGGCTTACTCCGCTGATTACTGTTTTCTTGGTTCTTTTTGCCATAATAAATTCAGTTTTAATGATTGTTTAAATGATTATTAATTGTCAATTAGTTCGTCTTCCATTGCTGCCATGTCGTATTCCATTTTCATGGCTTCGTCTGCCTGCTGTCCGCAGAAGTTTTCCAGTTCACGGAGTATCGTTACGCGGTCGCCGAAATCAAACTGCTGCATGCGGTTCATAATGTCATTCTGAATTAGTTCGATTGTATGTTCCATAGCTTAATCTTTTTTCTTGCTGTCTTTGTAATCTTTCACTACCGGGCTTCCTAGCAACTCACGCCTGCTGTAGTACACGTTGTATCCTTTCTGATAGCGGGTAATGAGTCCTTTGTTGGCCCATTGCTTGATGGTGGTCTTTGCACACCCAATCAGGCGGCACGCATCGGCCTGACCTATGAGTTCATCGGGGGCTTCTGATATGTCTTTACGCGGTGCAGGAGCCACATCGCCCACTCTCAGACCTAACCTGCGTTCCACCCTATCCAGGCGAAGAAGCAGCTTTTTGTACTCCGAAAGGCTCAGGGTGATTGTTTCCTCCTGCTCTTCCTCTTCTTCCGGTCCGTCTTCCAGATCCGGACAGATGGAACTGATGCCAATCTTTCCGGCGAGGAACTGGGCTGCATCGCGTGCGGCATAGAAAAGAGTTTCGTTGCGTTCGTCTTCCGGAACGTCGCGCACATACCGGTTGAATACCCATGATTCGCTGCGCTTCGTTTCCAGCACTTCCAACTGTATTCGGCTCACATTATCGTTGCAAGCTTTCAAGTGCTCGATGGCACGGTTAATTTCCGATTGCTTTCTCATATCATTCCTCCTTTCTGGCCATAGCCTCAAATTGTCTTTTTACTTCCTTCAGCTCTTCCAGCGACATTTCCGTCAGGTTCTTGCGGAACTTGCTGCGTGTGCGGCAGAACTGGTTTATTTTTGCTTTATTCATTTCAAAGTCTGCTTCCGTGTCGTTCGTATAGTTCTTGTTAAGGCAGGATATACGGAACGACAGGGAAAATATCTGTTTCACCAGGGCACGTGCCTGTTTGCGTAGTCGGTCGGCTTCCTCACGGTTGAATCGGGTGAGCAACAACCCTGCTTCTTCCTTCGTCAGTCCGGCAGTGCTGTCGGTGCGACCAGAAGTGAACTGACTGATAAATCCGTGTCGGTCTTCATCGGAAAAACCCATCTTATGGAATTGGGCTTGCAGTGCCTTCACCTGCTGAGGTGTAATGGGTCGGTCTTTCATTGCTAATCCTTGATTTTTCATTCTTCATTATTCATTAAAAGATTATTCTTCTCCGTGATATTGCCGGGCTTTCTCCGGCACGATGTCGTAATATCCTACTGGACCGATAAAGCGTCCCTTCGAAAAGGCCCTGAAGCCTTCCACGTATATTTTCAGACTGGCATCGTACATCACTCCTTTGGCTGCGCGTCCGTTTGGCAACTGGCCTTCGGCATGGCTGATGAAGATGAGCAGCTTCCGTTTGTGCTGCTCCTTGAAGTCGATGTACTGGCGATAAGTCATTCGGGTGTACTGGAAAGAGTCGATTACCACGATGTCGGGGCTTTTCTGTCTCCGGAGGCGTATGCTGAGTTCCTCCATATTCTCGTTGTCAATCAGCAGGAACTTCTTGTTTACGTCCATCATGCCTGTACGCCGGATGGCATCCTGCATGGTACGGCAGGCACCTTCCTCCATGCTGTCGTAGGCCACACGGCCAAAACGACACAAGTACTTGCAGAGCTGGAGGGAAAAACTGGTCTTTCCGCTTCCGGAGTTTCCCCAGATGAGCCATACACCCCGGCGTTCAGGAGTGCCGAAAGCATCATACCAGGGACCGTCAAACTGCATCACGTCAAACTTCATGGACAGAAGTTCACGAACCCCCTTCGCATTGCGGTCGAAAGTGAACTTCTTTTTCTGTGGGGGCGGTGTATTGTCTTCCTTATTCATCCGTATCTCCTCCGTTTTTCATTTTTAATTTTTCATTATTCACTCTTTTGGCTTCAATGATACGTTTCTGACGGTGGATACATCGTTTCACGCGGCGAAGGTCGTTGTCGCTTCGCTTGGCATCCTTCAGTACCTCTTCTATATCGGCACGGTCGGTCAGGTTGTTGGCCTGACAGATGGCGTAGATGTCATTCTCTTCCGTGGGAGACACATCGAAGAAACGGCGTCCGATGCGGCTGTTTATTTCCTTGTAACCTTTCTTGTTGTAACGAAGTCCGGCATCCATTCTGCGCTTGATATAGTCCGTGCTGAGGAAAACGATACCTGCATGACCTTCCAGACGGTTGTAGATGCTGATAAAGTAGTTGAATACACTGTCAGTCAGCTTGTCGCCTTCGTCGAATATCAGCAGCGGGTTTCCCAGGAAAGAAATCATGCTGATGGCGTTCTCCAGCATATCGCGGAGGTTGGTCGTGTCGGTAGGTGCGCCTACCTGCTTGGCTATCTCACGAACGAAGTCTGAGCGTCGCATATCTTCCGAACAGAGGATGTAGAACACGTTGCGGTGCGTGCGGCGGTATTCGATGGCCGCTGTGGTCTTTCCGCATCCGGCATCACCCACAATCCATGTCACGTTCTTGTAAGCCTGTGCATCGCTCAGCGTAAAAGTGATTTCCTTGAAGGTCTTTCCTTCGTGAAGGTTCCATGAATCGAAGGCAAAGCCTATCTGCGTAGCGATACGTACAAACATTTCATCGCTGATCAGTTCATACTTTCCGTTGCAGAGCTGGCTCACGGTGGCCGAGCTTACGCCCTGCAAGCTTTCTGCTGCACGGTTCAACGTAGGGTAATTTGAGCGGTAGGCAATCAGTGCGCTACGCACCTGTTCTTTCATTTCTGTTGTTAATCCTTTCATTGTTTTAATAGGTATTTAATTGTTTGTTAATTGTCGTTTTACCATTTGTTCAAACAGTCCAGTTCATCGAACGTAATGTTCGATACTTTCTTTGTCCAGTCTCCTGATGAGGCAAAGGTCAGCGGTTCATCTGCCAGTACAGGCTCTTCCGGAATATCCGTTTCGGGCATCGGTACCGGAGCTTCCAGTGTTCCGTGCTTCATTTCTTCTCGGTATCCGTCAAGCTGCTTTTCGCTCACAGCCACCGGACGCGGCAAACGAAGCTTTGTGTAGGCTTCGCCCATTGCTTCTTCCATAAACAGTTCCTCCTGGGCGATGTGCATGGCTGCACGTGTGCGGCGGTTGGCATCCAGCTGTGCAAACAGATAAGCGTTTTCTTCTTCGGTGCGTTCCTGAGTGGCACGGTGGATAGTGACTTTCGGTGTGGCGATGGCCGCATACTTGGCACCCGTGTCAGTCACCGCCCAGAGTTCGATGCGGGTCATGTCTTCCGGATCGTAGCGGTAGAGGAACTGACGGCCCACGTTCTGAAGGTGGAAGTTCATATCTACCAGCCCGTCGTCGCCATACACCATGTAGCTGTATTCCTGCTTGTTCATGCGGAAGATGAAACCTTCCCTGGTGTATTGCACCGGAGCCTGAGAGAACAGCATGAAGATTTCGTGTGCCTCATAGTCATCAAGCGGCTGTGCCTGCGGATTCTCTATCGCGGTGTACATTTCCCTGCGGGTCATGCCGGTGGGGCTGGTAGGATGCTGCATCGAGTTCCATTCTTCGCGGCAGTCGGCATATTGCTGTTTCAGTTCCTCCAGCGTGGGAAGCTGGTCAATGTTCGCCATTACCAGGTCAATGTTCACACGGCTTGAAAGCTTCTTTGCCGTAATGTTCTGACCGGTGAAGTTGTAAAGCTTGTGAAGTACCTGCTGCTGGAATCGTCCGAAAGCGGACTCTATGGATTTGGACTGGCCGTTGTGCGGCATCGTGGTTTTGTGAAGATGGCAGAGTTTCTTGAAGAATCCCTGCGAAGCCAGCTTCTTGTGTCCTCCCTGGTTATCGGTCACTATCTCATAAGGCTTCACCTTCCATGTCTGCAGTGCCATCCGGTACGCCATGTACTGGTTGTAGAAGTTTTCGCCGTCACCGATAAAGTAGCCGAGGAACAGTTCCGTGCAGGCATCCATCACCTCGTACACATCCGTGGTTCGTGCCACCCATCGCTTCTGCCTGTCATCGTACGCACGGTAGTAAAGGTTTATCTTCGTACCGTCTGAATACCACAGCGAGTTAGGCATGGACGGCATTACCGTATCGAAGGTTGGCATATACTTGTTCTTGAATTCCCTCTCGCCGTGAACAGCAGAAAACCACCAAACCATTACCGCCGGATCGTTCAAGTAACTGTGCATCGTGGTAGGACTCTTGATGGTTTTCAGTCCGCGAAGCACCGCCTGACGGTTGTATTCCTCAAAGAGCTGCATATCGGTGTAGACAGGGAACTTGCTTCGGCGAAGCTTCAGAAGAAGAGCACCTTCAGCTTTTCCGATGCGGCGTGCGGCACTGTTTCCCAAGTTACCGCTAACCAGCACCACGTATCCCTCACGCTTGTAAGCGTTGAACTTCTCTCGCAGACGGGCCGGATTCTTCGGAAGTGTGTGTCCTGTAATTTCGCGAAGACGCTCACAGCAGATCTGCACGCTGCTCCATGTTTCCGCACGGCGGGCAAAACCTCCTTTGGCATGTTCCACACTGCGTGCCTTCTCCGTACGCACCATCTCGTTCATCACCTGGGCGTTCAGGATGTATTCCAGTTGTCTGGCAGGCTCGATACGCGGCTCAAATTCCTTGAAGAACCGTACCGCTTCGGCATCGAACCGAATCTGTGTGTTGATGTACTTTTCCTGCTCACGCTGTTTCATTTCCTCGTATGCATTCTTGAATGTGTCATCGTATGCTGCACGGAGCCGTTCCGGCATGGAGCGGTAGGCAATCAGGGCCTCGCGTCCGTTACCTCCCCGCTGGAGGAGGGTAAGCTTGCCTTCACGTACATACTTGTCGTAAGTGGGCTTACTGATAATGCCACCACGAACAAGTTCCGTAAAGCTGACGCATAATGTGTTTCCGTACATTTCCATGATTAATTCGTTAAGATTGTAGTCCGGCTCCGGGACTTGAACCCGGACGGCAGCCACCTGATGAAGTTCTGCAAGCCGTGTGTGCGTTACTGGTTACGTGATTCTCTGTCCATGCGCCTTGCCGCCGGGATAAGTGCCAGGCAGAGGCAGATTGTAACTATCAGGTTCATTGTGCCGTCCAGCAGGCAATTCAGGATGGCGGCTGCAAGTATCAGCAGCAGGTTACGTGTAGTAGTATTGATTCGTTTCATGATTCTATGGTTTTAGTGTAGACCTTAAAAGACTCTTTTTGCGGGTAATAATATTTTCTGCATTTCTCTTTCATCTTTTCAGCTTTATACTCTGTCTCGTAATCAAATTCTCTTATTCTTTCTGTGGTTCCATCCAAATTGATGTAATCCACACATACAGTATATTTCTTCATGATTCTATGTTTTGGTTTTGAGCCATCCCTATTCTCTCGAACTGGGAATGGCAAGGATTCATCACTTATGCAGTTGGTTGTAAATTACAGTTGAATAACTTCCGCATACGGATTTTCCATTTCCTTCAGCTCATAGAGCTTTGCTCCATGATTCAAGGCATACGAACGAATAAGTCTTGCTGTAGGGCTATTGGTATCGTATGCCAAGGCCGAACGAACAGAACGGGTTGTTACTTTCAGTTTTGCGGCGATTTCCTCCTGAAGTTCACCGCTTGCTTTAATGAGTTTTCTTGTTTCTGCCATAATTCTATTGTTTTATAGTCTTTATTTTGTATCTTTAGGGCGTGTTCCTATTGGAATACCTTGCAAACTTACAGAATATTCTGATATGAACAAAGAAAAAGAAGAAAAACTTGCAGAAATTTCTGCAAGAATAACAAAAGTAATTGCATATTTAGGTGAAACAGCTAATAGTTTTGCTACTAAATTAGGATATCAAAGAGCTCAGACTATTTATGATATACAGAAAAAGAAGTCTGCGCCAAGCTATGATTTCTTCCAAAGGTTTACAATTGCAGGATATTCTGCAATAATAAATTTTGATTGGCTCCTCACTGGCGAAGGCAACATGCTCCGCAGTGAAGAACCCTCGCATTCATTACCAGTTCCAGAAAAGAAACGTCATCTGATTCCACTTTTTGATGTAACAACCATTGGTGGCCGTCAGTACGATGCAGATATGGCCGCCGTATCAACTCCATCAGAAATGATTGATACCGGAGACTGGTTTCAGGATGCCACTGCAGCTATGCGCGTACAAGGTGACAGCATGTCGCCTGAGTACAAATCGGGAAGCATAGTCGCACTTCGCCAGATAAACGACCAGCGAATTATTATGTATGGGGAAGATTATGTGGTAGAAACGGACGAAATCAGAGTAATCAAGCGTTTACAACGTGCCGATGACCCTGCTTATCTGATGGCTTGTTCGGTAAATCAGGATCAATGGGAGTCAGGTCCTATGAAAGGCCATCTGATACATGAGCCTTTCGAAATACCGCGAAGTTCTATCCGTCGGCTATTCCTTGTATTGGGAGAGGTTCGTAGAAACCATAGCTGTAACATTATAGATGTAGTTAAATAATTAGCAGATTAATGGAAACATTTATTGTATACGCAATTATTTTTGTTTTTATTGCTATAGGGCTATGCGCAGGATGGTTTAGCAATCAGGCTTATTCAAACAAATATGCTCAGAAAAAGGCAACAGAAATAAAAAACATTTTAGAACATATCAATAAAGCAGAATCATTTTCCGACATAAAAAATATTATAGGTTATTATTCAGTATTGCTACATGATTATAATGAATTGAATAACTTCAAGAACCAAAACCATGTAGCTTATGAGCAGACTACTTCTATTGCTTCTAATCGTTATCAAACAATTCATAAGAAAAGCCTGAGTATACTTCAACGCCGCTTATTAAATCTGAATATTTCTTTCATGGAATTATATTCTGATTTAATTGTAGATATAACATCGAAACATATTAATATTTTGAAGAATCAAATTTCTATTCTAAAAACAAATGATGCTAAGGAAAAAAGAATTAGATTGATAAATGATATAATATGTCTTGCCAAGCAGGAATTGCAAGAGAAAGGAATCTCAACCTATATACAAAAAATTGATTCCCTATCTAATATCTCTTCTTACGATTATACAGAAGAGAACTCTAACTCTGTAAATTTGAATTTAGACATACAAGAAATGTGTGTTAACGTATTGGTGGAGCGTTTCAATTATGAAAAAGAATCTGCAAAAAACTTAGTATATAATTCTTTTGGCAATAAAAAAGAGCACACACCGACCACATTAATTAAGACACAAGCGATATGCTCACTATTACAACAAGCGGAGACTATTGGGAAGAAAAATAATCCCCTATTAAGAAAAGAGTACGAAACTCCTATGCCCTCAAAGGACAATACTATATTTCTGAAAGAACGATTAAAAGAAAAAGATTATGAGTCTATATATCAATATTTTTGCTTATTGCATGGATGGGAATATGATACCGAAAGATATTCTATATCAAACTATGCGCAGGATTTGTTTATAGAGCGGCTGAAAAAATATTATAGAGAAAAACGTTCATATGAAATTTATGATATAATAGAATCACCCCATAGCATATCTCAATACAAAGAGTTTCTATCTTATGTTGATAAGGAATTTAAGTGCATAGGTTCTGATTTCGTATTATTGAACCTTAAGCAAGAATACATGAAAGACCAAGAAAGAATACAAAGAATCATATCCATTGATTTTTCTAAGTTTCTACAGATTACAGATGACTGTCGCGATGAGATATTGATTACATTTATCGATTTACTTCCTTATTTTAACTTATCCAGAGGTCGTTTTAATGCATTCGGAGATGACTCTTTGGCTAATAGAATAACCTATTCATTAAGTATATATGATTTTAATGTAATTAATATAAGTCCTCTTGTACAAAGAGCTAATCTTGTTATTGAAGAGGAACGTAGTATTTCTGATTATTACGAAGATATACCTCTTTTCGATAATATCCCAAATCAAGTATTCAAATCACCAGTAAGTGAGAATCTAAAAAGTAAACTTATATTGTATGGAACAGCGGAAAGATATTTCCTATTACATGACTGTATAGAATGCAATTTATTATCCCCTTCTCCTTATTATAAAACAAAAGAAATGGGTATCGATGAAAATGATACATGGGATAGATTTATAAAAGATGAATTAATCATAAAGAATATGGATAATCAATGCTTGCTTAGTTTAACCAAGAATGATCTTATAGAATTAGCAAATAAATTAGATATATTAGTTCGTAAATCGTGGAATAAAGACAAAATATATGCAACTATATTGGAAGATAAAAATAAAGAAAACGAACTGAAACAATTCATATATGATTTAGATTTCTATAAAATAAATCCTATCTATGAAAATGAGCTTATTCAGCTTATTGATTATAAAAAAAGAATAGCACAATTAATCCAATTATTGTTTTTCATATAA